AATCTATCTGCCATGTTATTTTATACCTCTCTGTATTTATTAAAGATTTATAGCGACATTACCGCCAGCCCTATTGACCACATTAAAAGATGATCCAGTCGCAGCAAATGTAACTGCAGCACCAGACCTCACACCAATAGTCACTTGAGTCGCAGCACCACCCAAACTGCTTCCATCTGCCTTTTTAAAATCAGTTGCAGTAACAACACCAACTACATTTGCACCACCAGCTAAAACTTTAATACCAGTTCTTGCAGTGACAACACCAACTGCATCAACATTCGTGACATCCTCATAAGTTAATGTCCCTCCGATTGATACGTTACCAGAGAGACTTACACTATCTTTTATTATAGATCCAGATACCTTAGTGAGTGCCATTAAGTGATTTCCATAATTGTGAGTGCAACATCCAAACTATTATTAACATCACTCTTTGCAGTTATTGTATCTGTTGTTTCTAAAACGATTTTATTACCTTGCATGAATTCAAATGAAGACCCTTGTGGAATCGGAATATTCTTCATTAAGTGAACATCATCTGCAGCTGCTCTTGTGATACCTATTCCAACATTTATATTATTACCCGAAATATTTGATGCAGTGATTCCAATCACGACTGTAGTTGTTGAAGATGGTACAACATACAATGGTGAGGTAGTAACACCCACATTTTTTTTAGTTTTCAATTTAAAGGTGTTTGCCATTTGTTATCCTAATGCTATTGCGAGAGCGACTACATCATCTAATGATGCACTTGCACCACCTCCACCGGTGGAGTTTACGACTGTAATACCATTGACACCGACTGTTGCAGTAATATTGCTATTAAAGTTTAGAGTGGTAGCAATTCCAGCTGGAGTTCCATTGTTCTGTATGAAGACACCAGTTGAAACACCGACACCTTTAACACGAACTTCAGTCCTACTATTTATGTCACCAGCGACATCGAGTTTATAAGAGGAAGAGGGATTTGTCGTTCCAATACCAACCGATCCTTCCGTAGTTCCAATTCCAATATTTTTATTGGAATCATCAACGATTACTAAAGAACCTAACTGTGATAACTCTCTATTCTTTGACATTATGATGGTTCCGTTGGCCAAGTAACTGATGTCAAATCTAATTCATGTAAAGAATTTAACTTTGGTGATGCACTTGCAGGTAAATCTCTCAGTGCTTGACGATATGTTTTCCAAGTATCGGACACTGCTACTCCAGTATCTATTGCCTTTGTACAAACCCAATCACAGGATGCTAACCTTTTATTTCTTTCCACTCTTAATAATCTCATTGGTTCTGCATTATTTAACCTAGTGACTTCTGTGTTTATTTCATCTTCAGTTGGTTTTGTTTGTTTACTATCTATCCAAGAAAGATTAGAGTATTCCTCACCTCCTAACCATGACCATGCTGCCATAGGTCTTAAAGAAACTAATGCGTCTCCTTTACTATAAATCATGCTCCTATCTCCGTTGCGATACAAAGTACTGGTGCACCTTGAGGACTACTTGGTATTTCAATTTTATGCCCTGTTACACTTCTTGCATATAGTTTATATACTATTGCTTGACCTAATGTGTAACTTGGATCATCATAATATTGAATGTTAAAACTAATTTCGTTTCTAGATTGATCTCCTTTATTCATACCGATTCTACCCGGATCATTTGATCCAGATGGTGTAAACTGAGCAAACGATCCACCACCTATACTTCGGTATATCGCCATGTTTACAGCTTGTCCTGCACCGTCATTATTACTAATTCCAGAAAAATTCAGCATTATATTACTATTAGCTGCTGTAGGGGTAATTGTCACACTATGAGATGTTGCTACATATGTGGTGCTGGTGATTTGATCTCTAGTGAAACTGGAATCATAAGCTTGTACTACTTGAAGAAGTTTACCACCACCTGCTGCTGCAAATGTTGAGTCACCTCTTAAGAATGTAGTGCTATTAGCGGTTCCAGATCCTAGTCTAGCAGTGGGGACTGTGCCCGATGCTATATTTGATGCGTTCAAAGCAGTCAAGTTTGCACCACTACCGCTAAACGAAGTTGCGGTACTAACTCCAGTCACTACCAAACCATTAGGAGCAGTGGGAGCACCCGTGGAAGCCTTATCAGTTAATTGATTTGCCCTTAATTTAGACATAATTTATATTTTTAGTTATTTATGCAGGTTCTAGTCCGAGAACATCGATGACTAAAGAATCACCATCCTCGATAGTTAACTCTATTCCATCTTCTATCTTCACCTCTGAAAAATGAGTGTAAGCAGTAGATGCACTTGCTGGTGGATTCACAGTTGTGTTTGAACTGACTGACATTGTTTTATCAAAGTAAAATATATCTTTTAGAGTGCCACTAGATGCTAATGCAGTTCCTAATCCAGATACTCCTGTTAAATTTGCACCATCACCACTAAAAGATGCTGCAGTGACTATACCAGTGACAATCATACCATCAGCATTGGTAGTGACTGTACCTACACCTGTTGTGTGCGTTATTCTATTTACTCTTATTTCTGATATTGACATATTATTTTTTTAGTTATTTATCCAGAAACTTCCATCGCAGTTATCGTGCTTATTCCATAATAATTAGATGTTCCATAAAATTTGTTGACTGTGCATACACCGCTTGTCACTGCACACTGTACTTTATATGTCGTTGCAGATGTTGTTGCTGGAGAATCAAGTATTTTTATTACAGTGGTATCCTGCCAATTATTACAATTATAATAAGCAAAACCGTGTGCATTATAACCAGCACCACTTGATGAAGTTCCTGATGGCTGTTCTATAAATGTGCTACCACGGAGAATTCTAAAGAAATTTACAGCATTAGCGTTACTATTATAAATTGAGCACTCAATTAATATTTTACTATCGGATCTTGTTGGAGTTATAGTAACATTTAACCCTGTTAGATCAGTGTAGTTACTTGTAGTATTACCTGTGGTGAATTGATCTTTTTTAATGGTTTGTTTTATCTGGATGATACCACCACCGATACCTGTGCCAGATACAAGTCCATCTCTTGGAACGATTCGATTGGTTCTTAATTCTGACATTATGCTGATACCTCCAATAATGTAATGACTGATTCTGGTATGTTTTGTGTTCCACTATTACCACCAGCACCTATTCTAGCATTATGTGATGAAGAATCAGTTTTCAATCTTCCTTTATATGTAAGCGTAGAAGTTGTAGCAGGTGAATCAAGATTTTGAATTACAAAAGTTCCACCAGTTTGTGATTGAACATTTGCTTTTTGATTATAACTTTTACCGACCTCAACATCTGATTGACCCGATCTGGTTCTATAAAAATAAAGATGAACACCATGATTATTTCCCTGACTTGAAATATAACCAGATGCTAAAACTAATATCTTACTAGTATTAAATTTGGGAGTTATTGAAAGAGTAAATCCAGTTATATCTACTAAAGATGTACTTGTCGTGCTAAAAGAATCAGTTTTAACAAGATTTACAACTTGCACGATACCTCCTCCACCATTGGTAGGAGCACCATCAATTGGGACTATTTTATCGACTCTTAATTCTGATGACATAATTATGAAGGTTCAGTTGGCCAAGTTACAGATGTTAAATCTAGATCGTAAGAAGAATCTAACTTTGGTGTTGCACTTGAGGGAAGATCACGAAGTGCTTGACGATAATTTATCCATTCTTTAAATTTTGATGATTGAAGCACATCTGCTAATACTCTCCAATCACATTCACTTAATTTTTTATTTCTTTCAATACGCAACAATCTCATCGCTTCTGAATCATGAAGTTCAGAAATTTTATTATCAATTTCTTCCTCTGTCGGTTTATTTTGTTTAGGATCTAACCAAGTAAGACCAGTGTAATTATCACCACTAAGAGTCCACGCTGCTCCTGGCTTTAATTCTAGTATTGCGTCAGTAATATCGTATTTCATAATCTTATTTATATGTTAAACTTTAATCTCCATTATATGGGCATACGCTCCATTTAGATCTGTCGTGCTACCATCTTGTGCAGAGGCCCAACCGATATAAAAAGTACCAGCGTTATATCTCCACATATTTAATTCAAAATTTAATTGACTTGTTGTACCTGCGATTTGTTCAAATCTAACAGGCACCATATTCCAATCTGTTGTATTACCAGTATACATTATACATTTTTGTAATTCTACGTTTGTGCCACCAGCCTGATTACTCCAAGTTAGGTATCCACCACCATTAGAGTTGTCACTATAACAAGAGAAAGCACTATCAATTACGATTCGATTGTTTGCATTAGTCGGTGTAATAGATGCAACAACACTTGTACCATACCAACTATCAGCATTATGAGATCTTCTGTTATTAACATTCTGAGCTGGAACTACGACATACTGTACTATGTTGCCAGATGCACCAAAGTTAGCAGCACCAGACCCTGTGACATCTCCGTTTGCATGAAATGTTATTGCCATAATTCTCCTATACGATTGTCCAAGTACCGTCAATTGTCATGGTTGAACCAAGACTAACAGGCCCTGCATTAAGTGCATTGACTGAAGTGGTTATATAATATCCACCAACTCTATCCAGTGTTTTATTAAATAGAATCGATCCATCACCAATGTATAGTCCAGTCATTGAATTAGCAGCACCAACTAATGCTGTATTTGTTTCGATATTGTCTGTTGCAATACCGACTGTGCCTTTACTATCAACAACAATTCCGTCTCCGGATGATCCGAGGTGTTGTACTTTGTTTACTTTAATAAAACTCATGGCTTTGGATACTTATCTTTTGTTTCTTTGATTTTTGCTTTCCATGCATCAAATCCAGAATGATACATCAAATCTAATTGATCCTCTATGGAGGGATACTCAATCATTCTCTGATTTTTATAATTTTGTTTTGCATACTCAGCATCTACATCTGCCTCTACGACATCTATAGTATTGCCATTTGCATCTGACGCTAACCATTTATTATTTATTTCATCCCATCCAACATTAGTTGCATTATATAAGGAATGTATAATGTCAGTTTTTTCTATTCTCATGGTTGAATCTCCATCGCATATAATACAGAAGTGGTCGCGTAATCAAAACGTGCTGTACCCGAACCATCTTGACCGAATCTTATTCTATAATTTATAACATGACTTGTATTCCAATTGCCCGGATCATTATCAACATGAGTTAATGCTAAAGATTGTATACCTCCGTTGTTACCATCACCTATTTGAAATGATGCTACATTGGTATCTCCAGTGTTGTTTATTTTTCTTCTTAAACGTAAAAAGAAAGAACGACCAGAAGATGTATTACCACCAACACTGTGCATTTGAACTAAGATAAATGACGAGGATAACACTGGTGTAATATCCACATTTAGTCCACTTTCGACTGAATCAGTCCAACCACCACTATTTGATGATGTTGTAACTCCTCCTCGTTTATATTTGACTTGTATAATTTTACCACCTACACCAGCTGGTAGTGTAAGTGTTTTACCACTTAGATCTAGAGTAGATGCTAATTTTGCAGCTGTTATCGAACCATCTGCAGGAGTTGTACTTACTGTAGCAAATGAGAGTGCACCTGAGCCATCGGTTTTCAAAAATTGTCCAGAACTCCCGTCGGCTTGAGGGAGTTTAAATATCGGATTGGTAGATGGATTGTTTGTTGGTGTTGTGAGTGATACCTTATCACCACCACTATGTAAAAAATCTAACTTACTCATGGTTTTGGAAATGTATCTTTGACATTTTTAATATACTTATAAAACTCACCGTTCTTATCTAGTTTTCCTTGATCAATATCATGCCAGAGTTTATCAAGTTGTTCTTCAATTTTTGGATAACTTGTTTGAATACCAGATGCTCTCTCACTAACATCATTCGTTCTCTGTCTTTGATATCTTGTTGTAAGATACTCTGCATCTAATCTTATAATCTCTGCATCCAATTCTGCTTTTGTTGGTTTCTTATCTGTATTGCTCTCATCCCAGTTTAAGGTATCATAGTCTTCGTTCATGATAGAGAGTTTTGCATTTGGTACGAGTGACCTTAATGCATCTGAATAATAATGTGACATTATGCTGCTATCTCCAATATTCTAAAGGTACTACGAACATATATGGAATTATACCAATAATTTTCTGATCTGTTTGTTCTACCAACATACACATTATTACTAGACCAACCGGGGCCTCCACTTCTTATGCAAACTTGAAATGTTAAAGCTGTTGTGGCACCAGCTACCTCTTCTCTTTCACACACTGTATTTACTGCTGCTAAATTATTGGTATCTTCATCTGAATATTCATGGAAATCTCCATAACCCCAATTATTGTTTACAGAATAACTCAAAAGGGTTCCGTTCTTTTTAAATCCAATACAAGCAGTAAAATCGTTTCCAGCATCTCCTTGATGAACTTGTGCTCTTAATAATAATTTATTTGTTGATGCCTTTGGTGTGATTGTAACTGCCAGTCCAGTCAAATCTGTCCAGTCACTCATACTTGCCCAGTATCCACTTAAGACTGGAGAACAAGATACCATTTGAACCACCGTTCCTGCTGGTAATGCTGAAGTTGTAATTGCACCACTCGCTAATTTTGCAGCAGTTATAGAACCATCAGCTGGAACTGCTGCTCCCGGTGCTAATTTTGCAGCAGTTATTGATCCATCTGCAATTGGTGGTGTATACCCCGTTATAGTTCCGTCTCCGTTAATAGTTACTGGCATAAGATTATTTCCTCATCAATATTTATACAATAGTCCACGAACATCCTGATGGAACCGTGACTGCAATTCCAGCACTAATTGATATTGGCCCTGCAGTCATGGCATTTTTTGTAGAGGTTATCTGATATCCAACTTCAATTAATTTATCATTCTCAAAAAATACTTGGTTCGTTGAAGCACCACCGACAGGAGCAGATGGTGGTAAATTTGTCAGATTACTACCGTCACCATAAAAAGAAGTTGCAGTTAATATTCCTGTGATTACAACACCAGCAGCGTTTGCTTGTGCTTTCGTTACACCTCCAAA